ACCGGGCCGACACCTCATTGACACTCGCCGTACGGTGGCGCAACCACTGCCGAGCCACGAAGATGGGGCACTTTACCCAGAATGTGAATTCCACCATCTCGAAAGGGGTGGTATGGCGATGACGCAGCAGGTACCGGATGAGGCCGCGGTCGTCATTCACGGACTTGGTTCCTCCAGCATAAGAAACCCGGGCGGCTTGAACAATTGAAGAGTCAGATCCCATCGAATCGACAAGTTTAACATGCGCCATTTACTTTAAGAAATACTCTCCTTCTTAAGTACAATGAAGATCCTCTTCTGCATGCCCGGTCGTGAGTATTCTCGTGAGTTTCTGCTTTGCTGGAGCGACCTTATGATGCAGTGTGCTAATAAGGGTCACCAGGTTATGATTTCTCAGCAGTACTCCTCTGTGGTGCATTTCGCACGCGCCAAGTGCCTGGGTGGCGACGTTCTCAAGGGCAAGGACCAGAAGCCGTTCCAGGGCCAGATGGAGTATGACGTTATGATGTGGATCGACTCGGACATCGTGTTCAAGCCCGATGATCTGTTTGCTCTGCTCGAGTCTCCCCACGACGTCACTGCAGGCGTGTATATGATGGAGGACCTGCAGAACTTCGCCACTGTCAAGGAGTGGAACAAGGAGTACTTCGAGAAGAAGGGAACTTTCAAGTTCCTCCGCCCGGATGACATTATCGGGGCAGCTCAGTACATGCAGGTGGCTTATACCGGCATGGGCTGGATGGCTATCCGCAAGGGTGTGGTCGAGGACCTGAAGTACCCTTGGTTCCACTCGGATCTGGAGAAGGTGACTGATGATATCATTGATATGAATTCCGAGGATGTGACGTTCTGTAAGGCTCTGTGGGAGGCGGGCCACCCCATCCACATCGACACGAAGATTCGCGTCGGCCACCAGAAGAAAATGATTATTTAGAGTTTAAATTCAGATTTCAATTCATCTAAATTGCGGTAATACCGCGCGAGGTCCTTTTTGAACCGCGCATCCTGCTTGGCGTTGGTTTTAACCAACCAAGCCAGATTCGCCTTTGAATACTTTGTACGTGCCTGATTTTCAGTCGGCTTTCGGGGATTCACCTTTTTGACCGTCTTGGGTTTGGCTTCGTCGGCTTGCGGGGTTCTATTGATGAAGCTGAGGGCCTGCATGACGGTGTCTGCGAGGTCATCCTTCTTCTTGTGCGAATCGAAATGCGGGCACCAGTCGTGATTTATAGCCGTATCTTCGAGGAACTTGCGCGCGCGTTCGATGCTGGTCTTCTTGCGTTGAGCGTACTTGGCTTTCCCGGCGCCAGCCACGTCTGGAATCTTGTGTCGGGCGTCATAGATGATAACCTCGCACCCGGGGTTCTTTACGAGCATGTACGTGTGCAGAAGGTTCTCTACTGATTTCATACTGCGATTACGGTCTGGCTGCTTTTCAATAAGAATAGTAGTTGCTTCCAGGATCCAAGTGCGATCGTTCAAGTGGGCTACGAGGCACGGGAACAGGCCGTCGGCGTGCTTGGGAGGAACCCCCGAAACATCCCATTTTTGAATTCTTTTAGTTTTTGGATCTATTAAGCACATTGCAAGGTTCTTGATTCCGCAGTCAATACTTAAAAGCATATCTAATTTTAAAGGTAGATTAATCTTTAATGGGCGAACTCATCTGCTGGTGGTGCGTCCATAGTCTTCCGCAACATCCATGTCTTCACTTGCCCATCAGGTACGACTCTATGCGCAAGCGCTACACAACCTTGGGCAACTTTTGCTCGTGGGAGTGCTGCAAGGCGTACGCCATCGACATGAATACGTCCAGATCAGGAGAGATTCAGAGTTATCTGGCCCTTATGCGGTTGCAGTCGTATGGCAAGTACATGCCTCTATTTGCAGCTCCAAAGAGAATTGCTCTCAAGGTGTTTGGTGGGTCACTGACCATTGAAGAATTTAGGGCGTGCTTTGGAACAACGCCACCTTCAGTTGAATTTCCCAATCAGGTTCAGCTTCAGCAAAAAGTAGGTGCTGTATCAGGCGCCCCTGTTATTTCAGATTCAAATTCAAAATCTAAATTGAAAGCGATTGACGATTCTTCCGGTTTGTCAGAATCACTGAAATTGAAACGTGATAAACCACTTGAGCGGTCGAAATCCAAGTTAGAGAGTGCTCTAGGAATTACACGCAAGGCAAAATGATGATGTGGCTCGTGTCTAGTTGCATTGCACGTAAGATTGAAGCCCGGCCTGTTCCAAAGCCTGAACGTGACCTATTTTTTTGGGCATCTGAAACTGAACATGGTATTTGGCGTGTTCAGTTTGAGGCGGATAAATACGGTATGTGTCCTGTTTTTGATAATGTCAAGGCTGATACGTGCTGGGAGGCGGCTGAATCTGTCCGGCCCCTTAATTTGAGCGCTGAGTGACGGTGGTGGAGGCTGACGACGTCGCGGATGCGGTTGGCGTCGAGGTGGAGGCGGTGACGCTCGCTGACGGCTCTGCGGTCACCTTGGTGGTCGTGATGGACTGGGGGCCTGAGGACATGGGGGCTGATGCTGGCGTCATGCCTGATGGCGCTACGGATTCCGACGCAGCGCCATTCTCCATTGGCGTGGGTGCTGGACCTGCCGTTGGTGGGTTGGACTGGACCATGTTGCCGGAGTTCTCAGGCACTGCTGGTGGAGCGCTCGTGGGCTTCAGTGGCCTGGCCGGGTCCATGACTGAGGGCTTGGAGGCTAGACCCACACCGATCAGAGCCTTGGCGTCCTCTGGCTCGATGGAGGCTCCGTGATCAACCTTAAACTGCGTGGTAAATCCGGAACGAATTGGACGAGATGCATCCACCATAAAGACTGTCGTGAAGGCGACGATCAGAGCCATCACCAGGGTGACGGCGGTCTTGGCGATCTTCATTATATTATGCACAGGTAAAATTTTAGTGCCAGCCCATGCAGTATCTTTGCTTCTGGGTTGGGTTTGATTTTGGTATATTTGGATCTGTACTTTTGTACCATGTGTAATCCACGTGAGCTCTCCACTGAATTGAATTTCGATCCAAAATTTTTCGACAAATTACACATGGAAAAGACGTCCCTGGGAGCCCGTCTTTTCTCTGTCTGAAAACAACAAGGTCCCCGTATTTTCTGTGAAACCAGTGTGCCACGTGGCGAACTCCATCGCGTCGGGCTTGTGCTGTTAGCATTTTAATCATCTTTCTCTCGGCGCAACAATGGCAGTCATTATTGACAACATACGGGACACTGGCGGGTTGCCCCGCAAAAAACTAGAGGATACATCTTGCAGAGTTAGGTCTTGTGGTCCTTAAGTGCCTTTGAGAAAAAATAGGTTTTGTGCGCGGGGCCTAGACTGGAACCTAATCTCAGACACCAACAAACAAAATGGCTGAGCACGCTCTCAAGCAGTACGCCCGCTGCAGGTTCGCGGAGTTCTTCGACTCGGCCGTTACAGCGCGTAACGCCGAGCGCAGTCTGTACAACTGGACTGTTCGGGAGACTCGGGATTCCCATAGTAAAAACACTGGAACAATGAATGAGGCGGAGAGCGCCAAGGCTCTCGAGAACCGGCTGGCGGAGGAGGCGTCGTGGGAGTGCTCGAGCTTCCGCTGGCGCTACAAAATAAAGCTCGTAAATCTGCTCGCCGAGATGAAGCGCGAGCCCATGGCTGCACTCGCCTTGGCTGTCGATAACGGGAAGGTGGCCGTGAAAATAAATGTCACGCCTCAGCTCGTTCATCGGCTGCAGACCAAAGATCTCGACGTGAAGAAACTCGCCAGCTACACCGCCGTGCAGCTCTGGTCAGGCGGCCCGCGCGCCAAGGCCGAGTTCGATCACAAGTCCAAGGACCTCGCGATGGAGGCGGCCAAGGCCAATGAGGAGGACTACGAGGGTCAATTCAAGTGCGGAAAGTGCAAGAGCACCAAGACGACCTACTACCAGATGCAGACGCGCAGCGCCGACGAGCCGATGACCACCTACGTCACTTGCAAGGGATGCGGGAACCGCTGGAAGTGCTAATGCGTTAATGTAGATAAACAAATTTTGTCAATAACCTTCAATGAGTCTCGTGCGCGTCTGGACAGATATAGGTGCCAAGAAACCCGTCGCTCTGCTTGCGAAAATTGTAGAAAAAGATGGGGTTATTTACACCATCAGATATCTCACAGAGGGCAAGGACAGGGTGTGGCGCTACGAAGACGACGTCTATGAAGTCGATGATGACTCCATCGCCGAATTCTTAGGCACCGATCAAGAGGATGAAATAGGATTCTCTGAAATCGGCAACGGCTTCGTCAAGACTGATTCAGACGATGATTACGAGCCCA